ATCAAGTAATACCGTCAAGAACGCCATGCTTACGGCGATTATTAGTGGCCATGTTTAGCTGCACTAATACCTGAGTCGTCAAAGCATCCTGATCAATCGGCTTCTGAAAGCCTTCTTCGCTCATCGCAAAGTTAGCAGCAGAATGGATGAACAGCATGATATGAGGAGAACTCAACACATAAGCCCTGCCAGAAGTGCAATAATCATCCCAAATTAACTTGGCACCCTTGAACATCACGGTGTCAACTCCAAGATCTGCACCACCAGAAGGATTAGGTTGATAGCGAATACGCGGCGTAACCAATGCTTCAGCAGACTCATGGACAGTCCGAGTTGTTACAACAAAGTCAGGCTTACCAGCGGCACCTTCCCGACCCTGCGAACACTGATTCATGATTGAGCGCAAGTTCGGAATCAGGTTCACGGCAGCTGCGCCAACAGAAGTAACGGCTTTATTACGCCATGAAGTATTAGTAGCTGGATTAATGCTGGCAAAAGATGTCGTCGCTGGAGTGGTATCAGTGACAGCCGAAAGGCCCGTCAACTGCTTGCTGGAAGAACCAGTACCATCAGAGAAGATGCCCGTTGCAACATTGTCAGCTAATGAATTATTAGCATTGCGAATCTTTTCTTTCATGAGATCAGCAATCTTTGCTGTACCGCTATTCTGGCGTAATTCATTACCAGAAATTGACACTGAAACCGCACCCTGCTTCCAATTAAAGAAAGCAGTTGTCAGTCCAGCCTGTGGCGTAACGTCAAGAATTTCGTAATCAGAATACCACTTAAATGTATTATTCTTTCCCGTCATAATAGGGATACGAATTCTCTCGCCACCATCTACGACCTTAATACGACCTCCACCCCTAAACCAATCAAGGGTTGGAGTAGCGTCGTATACATTGTCTTGAATCGCCCCTGAACTCAAAATCTTATCCAGAGTTGTAGACAATAAAGGGCCGTAGGTACGAGATAGGGTACTAGCCCCTACGGTTGATTGTACCATTGCTCAGTCCTTATCAAGAAGAGAGCGCATCAAGCAAGGCTCGATCTGTCACATCTTCCAATGTGTCCCCACGCTCTCGGTTATAATTAAGATTTGATCGAGTAGAATTAGGAGCAGACCTTGAAACAGTATTGCCACTAACGCCCCGAGCTATACGCTGTCGGTTGAAATTTGCCCTTGAAACTGGTCCGCCAGTACGGCTTCTCAGAATCGCATACAAATCCGTTGGTGTAATACCTGTATCATCAGAGGTGATTCGCTCCAATACGGCACGAGCCTCCTCTTTTACGTCTGGATTCCATATAAATCGACCATCTTCCATGGTGCCGAAATCATCCCCATATAAGTCAATGCCTTCTTCTATTGACTTTGAGGTAAACTCATCAGAAAGCTTATCAGACTCAGCTGCGTCTACATCATCCTGCCGGATGAATCCATTGACGTCAACAAAAGCTTCCAACATTGCCTTCTGCTCCGGCCTCAATCTGTCTACCAAGGCTTGCTTACGAGTCATCTCAGTCTCATCTTGGTTGGGCTCTTCTGGCGTCCCTTCCGAACCGCCTAAATGAGTTTCAATGGCCTCGAGTCGCGCTTGCGTATCTGAATTTCTTTGCCCCAAATCAGTTACGCTCCTTTGTAGATCACGAAATGTAGCCGCACCTCCCGGAAGACTGTCGGCATTTTCTTCCAAAAAGCGGAGTACTTGATCTCGACCTGCCGGTTTCTCCCCAGATCTGCCAGCCGGATTTCCAGAAGAAGCGGCATTGTGGCGGTTTGGGTCGGCGTCGCGGATGGACTCAGCACCCGACGCTCCAGCCATAGATTGCATAGCACTCAAAGAAGCTTGGGCGTCCATTTGTCGAAGTTGATCGTAAGCCGATTCTTCAGCATCAGACGAATCCATTCTTTGGACTTGCTCTTGGTCAGTAGCGGTATTCATTCTATATCTCCTTTTTATTCAGACTCTGGCAGCGCCTTAATGCGCTTAGTTCGAGTCTTAGTTTCCCCTTTCCGAGCGGCTTTACTCGGATTCGACAATGTGTCGAGCGAGCTTACCTGTTCATTTGATCCCTCAAATGAAACATTCCATTTATTGGCAACTTTATGATTATAATCTTGCTCCCGTTGTATATCAGACAGCTTTCGTCCTGTTTCTTTTTGAACGTCAATTACTGTAGCGTTCGGAGACAATTCAGCATTTCTTCCTCCGTGGACAGCATCGCCAGCTTCTTGGACGTTCAATGCATTCATTATCTCTTTCTTTTCACGGCGACCATGAATATCACAATCCAAAGAAGGGTCATAATAGGCTTCAAATGAATGAATCGCCTGACTTGTGGGGAATAGACGCTGCATCCTCACTCCCTCATGTCCTTCGCCACAATAGATATAAGTCGTATTACGCTTATCAGATTCCACAAATACATCTTCTTCCATACGTCCACAATCTGGACATTCAAAGTCGTACAACGCCGGCATTAATAGCCCCCACCCATAGCGCGTTGCGTAGCACCTGAAACCTGCGCCGTATTCTTTGGTTTACGCTTGGGATTTTTAGTTGTCGTGTTAGGCTGCATTTGTCCCGGCAACTGCTGCGGAGGTCCGCCCGGAGCAGGTGGCGACTGGGGAGCGCTCGAAGGTTGTGGCGGTGCCGCCACTGGCGTTGTAGATGCTGCGGCTGACATTGGAGCCGATGGCAACATTTGATCACCACCCTGTGGTCCACCCTGTGGTCCACCTTGTGGTGCAGAAGTGGGCTGTACTCGCCCCGGAGCAGGTGCAGCGCCTGACGCCCTAGGAGAAGATAGCTGTGGCGCTTTTTGCCGTTGCGTCCCTCTTTGCCCCTGTGCCGCCCCTCCTCCTGCAGCCTTATTGTATTGATTTGTCGTTTTTTGGACTTGGCCCATAATAGACCTAGCAGCCGCTCCGCGTTCACCAGAGCCATGCATTTGGTTTAACTGCCGCTGCAATGAAACTCGTTTCTTTCTCAAAGAAGCAAGTTCTGCAACTCTATTGTCGCCCGATCTGCCAGCTCCTTGCATTGGAGCAGAGGGTATAGAAGTTGCAGCTGCGCCCTGACCTCCTGTGCCATTTCTAGTACGAAGTGGAACGGTACCATTTCCCGCAGGAGAACCCCCAGTAGGAGCTGCCGATGGAGCAGGGCCTGCCGGTTGCCTAACGGGTGGGGCTGGTTGCCTATTCCCATTGCCTCCTGCAGGATTATTCATCCTCTTCTGTGCCCTGACCTTTGAAGCCTGAGCTTCGCCTTCTGGCGTGTATGGAAACTTCTGTCCATTTACTGTTGGCATTATTATTCTCCTAAAATCCCAATCGGCTTCTTAAGCGTTGTATTAATCCTTGATCTGGTCCTTGCTGTGGTCCTTGCACTTCTGCTAAGCGATCTCTGTTTGCCGCTCTTCCCCTTAATGTTGGATAAGGGGACTGATATGGCTCTCGAGGTTTATACTCAAACCCCTCTGTAGGAGCATTATACTTCTTATGAACTTCTCGCCTCTTTTTATGACTTAGATTTGTCCTTTTTTTCATCTTATGTGCAGCTATTTGACTTCTAGTTTCCGAAGGCCCAATTGATCGACGCGTCTTCTCTCTCAATTTATTTACATCTGAAGTCTGCCTTTGTTTACGAAATTCTGCTTCTCGATCTTTCCAATACTGCCCTCTATCTTGCAGCTTCTTTTCGCCTTCTCTCTTCTCGGCAAACGCTGCCTGCTTAATCTGAGACTCTCGAGCGGCTTCGCGAACTGGCGCATCTTGATCCATAGCGAATTCTAAGCTTTCAGCGCTACCCTTTTTTGCTGCTGCCGACGTAGCAGCTATATTTTCTTTCGTAAGCCTAGCTTTCTCCTTGTATTGTGCATGTTTCTTTTTTCGTCCCTCTGCCAGTTTTTCTTGATTTTTCCAAAAAGCCTCTTCGCGCTCAGCGTCCCCTTTTTGACTCTGAGCCAATTCTAGGCTTTTAGCACCGCCCTCCGCGACCATTGCGTCCTTTTCTGCTATCCTCTCCCTCGTACTGGGAGGAGGCTTAAACGACTCTCCCTCCCACTTCGTACCTGCCGTCGTGCTACCTTCTTCTACCCACTCAGTGCCTTTTGGAATCTCTATATCTTCTACGGGCGCATCTTTAAGTCCATCATAAAGAAGCTTGGCACCATAAGCAGTAATGCCAGCAGTCATAAGATCGCCTAAGGCATCATCTTCTTCTTTGTATCCACCCTGTTGAATCTTTTTTTCAATTGCCGCAACGGACTTACGCTTCGCTCTTCGTCCCATTAGAATTCCTCCTGAGCACTTGTCATATCACTCAATTCTTTTTCTAAATGCCGCCTCCTTTGATCCTTCCTCAAAGTACGAGCTTCTTTAAGCAAGGCTGGCATTTCTGGATCATCTGGCTCCATTCGAGACAGCTTACGCTCAACAATCTCCAATCTTACGGAAGCATCATCGTCGTCGTACATAGAGCCCATCGTGGCTCCACTAACTACAATCCCAGTCATATTACTGCCCCTCTCTTATAGTTCGGGCAGCACTGCCATTTTGCCCGACTGGAGTAGGAGGTGATGCATTAAATTGCTCTGACATTGCTGGGCCCTGTTCTCGGCCCTGATTAGCAGCTTGAGCTGCTGCCATAGTTTCTGGTGTCATTTGCTGACCAGACAATTGAGCAATGGCCTCTTCTGGTAAGATAGCATCTTGCTGCATGGCTTGCTCTAACATTGGCAGGATCGTTTCAGGATCTTGAATTGCATATCCTCTTGTTAATAGGAGTTCTGTAATTCGAGCCAAATTAGGCACCTGCTTGTAGATCATCTGGAATACCTGCACTTGACCAGATAAGAGATTCAATAGATCCAGCCACTGTTTGCGCTCCAGCATCATAGCCGTAGAAGAAGAAGTAATATCTATCTCGAAAGCATACTGACCTCGTGATATATCCTCATCAACTTGTATAAATGTTTCCGCTCGTGGATCAATAAGAAATACACGCTCTGGACGAAATTCTGTAGTTAGATTCCAAAACTTCTGGGCCTTACGAACTTGGAACTTGTTAAATAGATCTGCTCGTTCATCTTCTCTGGCTGAGACTCTACGATCAATAATATTAGCTTCTGTTGCAGAATCAGGATCGGGCATACGACCCGGCTGTGGCGTACCAGCCGTTCTGTCCAACAGGCCAATAACCATATCTAATAGATTGTTCTTTTCCGCTTGTCCCTGCCCAAATTGTATGGGCATAACAGCACGGCCTCCTGAATCAGCCAACCCCTCTACAGGAAAAGCAGTAAGATCAGGAGCATGTAGAACGCTTTCAATTTCATCCTCCTCAATTAAATCAGGATCGTATAGAAAGAGATTCTTCTGTTTACGAGCTGTATTAGCAAAAGCATCCAGCATTTCATGTGCTAATGACTGAATAGAATCTGCTCCAGCCATAGTTAATGGGGCATGATTAAACCACGTTTGAATACCACGCTCAAAATTGAGGATCTCTACGGGATAATCTTCAATCGTTTCATATGGCCATTCTTCGTCATCTCGTAAGAACTTTTTATTGCTGGGCACTACATTCAGCAATAAATTGCGCCTTTGGCCTATATCTACAGGGAAATTCCTAGCCCATATCTCCCACCCCACTACCAGTCCAAAATCGTCCTTAAGGTCTACGTTCTTGGACTCAGGCGCACCATCAATGCGCTCTGTTGGCTCCAATCCCTCACTATTCAGGGTTTGATCCATCAGCATCTCGTCAATAGGCTTCTTATATCGAAAAGCCACCCAACGAGCATCGGTTATTCCATTTTGTGCCAATGGATCAATAAGAACCGATCCCGGCTCCCATCGCTGTCCAAATGGAGCTTCCCACTTAATTGAAGTATCACGATCAGGATCGCCACGATTCGATTGACGATTATGCTCTTCAATGTGATCTTCAAGTAAAACTTGTATAGTGCGATGCAGTTCAGGAGTCTGTAGTAAATTAGTATGTGCTTCTATATGCTGATCGTGCAACTGGTCAGGCATGACTCTTGTGGGCTGACCCATCCGTAAAAAGTCATTTTCTGTAATAGCATCATCTATAACATTTTGCGGATCAAAGTTAACCATTCGCTCCACTAACCCGTCTATATCCGTCATCCAGCCAACTTTGGCTGCGCCAAACGGAGATAAAAAGGCGTCAAGCAAAACACGCCTATCTTGTTCCAGTTGATTTGTTTCTCGATACCAATAGTCAGAAATACGTGCTACAGACGTTTCTGCTCCAACTCCCTCTTTATTAAAGGGTAGTACTCTGAATTTAGGATCATGAGCAGCTATATTGGCCACAGACTGAGAAACCCAGCCGTAGACAATATTGGCCTTAACCCTGTGGCCCGGATCAATGCCCCGACCAACTTCAGCTTCTTTCATTGATTCACGCAAAGAAGCCGCATCCATATTGTACTGCTTTATTAGAATATTAGCAGCATCGAAATACGGCTTATAGTACCGAATAGCATACTCTATCTGTCGATTCCAGTATCCTATTCGATCCTCAACGCGATTCCTTCCCGGATAAGAC